TACCAGCATCTAGGATACCTTCTAAGTTAGGTGCAGAACCATCTCCATTAAGAAGTTGGTTGTCTAATCTTAAACGAATCATTGTTGATAGACGTGAGTTTACATATCCTTGGATACCACTAACATCTGCCAATAATTCTTCTGTTACAGGTAAGAAAACAGCAATCTTTCTAATAGCAGCTGTTTGCTCTGTGAAATCAAGTTCTGCTTCTCCAGCAGCACCTTCTTCAGCAGCTTCTGCAGCGCTGTTTGTGAAAGTTGTTTCTTCCAAATATTGAAATGCGTTTTGGTCTGTTTCGATTTGGTCGAAAAGTCCGATAACTGCATTTGGGTCTCTCAAAGAGTATTCCAATACGCCCGGTTGTCTTAAGACTTCTGGTGGATATTGGTTAGCTGTTCCAGCACCTAATGTAGCTTTGAAACCCATTGGGTTAAAAGATACGTGTGAATCAACTCCGCCGATTCCGCTTTCCATATAGCTTTTGTAGCTCTTAGAACCAACAAATGATTCTCCTATGGTAAGTGGAGAAACAGCGTCTCCTTGGATTGCGCCACTAACTGGCTTTGAATCTTCAGACATTGCTTTTTCGTTTGCAACTTTAGCGGAAAGAACGTTTACTTCTTCAACTAATTCAGAAAGTTCGCTATTTCTTTTTGCAATAGCTTCTTTTTGGTCAGCTGAGTACTTGCCGTCTTCTGCAGGTGCATCAAAAAGCTCTTTCAATTCAGCTCTTTTAGCAGCGACTTTTTCTCTTAGCTCTTTAATTTCTGCCATGAGAATAATCTCCTTACTTTATTAATTTATACTTCGTCGTCGAGTTCCGCTAATGCAGCGTCAGCAAGTATTTGCTGAGTTTCTGCAAATAAATCAGAATCATCGTCTTCTTCCACTGCTTCGACAACTGCTTCTTCTGAAACTTCAGCTTCAGCTTCTGCAATTTCCTCTTCAACAATTTCTTCAGATACTTCTTCAGTTACAGCTTCAACTTCTTCCTCTGAATCAACTTCTTCTGCGATTTCCTCAGCAGATGAAGCTTCAACTTCTGAAACCATCTCCTCGGCTTCATCAATTTCATCAGATTCATCAATATCTTCTGGCTCTGAAATAGGCTCTTTACCGACTTCCTCAATGAGTTGGTCGATTTCAGCCCAAGCATCATTCAAGTCTTCTTGAACAGCTCGAAGTGCGGTAGTTGCGTTTTCTGACAACTTCCTACCATCCCCTTTTCGCAACTCTCCTATTGAGGTTGCTCTTATTATGAGGCTCTCCAATGCAGCAAGCACATCCTTTACCTCGTCTGAGAATCGAGCACCTTGCACGCTAGTGTCGCTTCCAGAATCTTCGGATAAATCTTTTTGTTCAGATTCTATCCTCAAACTTTTTTCTATTGTTGCTAAATAAGAAGCATGGTCTTTACAAGGCATATACATTGTTCGACCTTCATAGTCAATTGAATGACTTCCAGAGCATCCTAATTCTTCTGCTCTTTTTTCAGCTTCTTCAGCAGTCTCAAATAAATCTTTATGATATGATTCTTCATCTTCCATTTCTTCGTGAGAATCTTTTATATTTGAAGCTTCGTATACAGCTTCCTCTCCAGATTTGATTGAAAGAGTGTAAGTTTCTCTATTAGCTCCAACAAGTACTGGAGAAACTTCGTAAACTGTTAAATCTTTAAGGAATCTTGCATCAACTTCTGGAGAGTTATCATCAGCTTTAAATTTTTTAATTTCTGAATCATTGATTCTAAAACCGAATGACCATTCTTGTAAATCATCCATAGCTTTTGCTAATTGATAAGCTTCTTTTCCAGCTTCTGTATCCATGAAAAAGTTACCTTTAAAAGTTGCTTTTTCATCGTCTTGCTCTATAACACCTTTTCCAATTGGTTGGTCCCACTTATGAGCAAATACCATTGGAACTTGGTTATCTTTAAAACCAGATTTGATAGCACCCGAAACAACTACGTCGCCATCTGTATCTAAATTGTTGAAGACTGAGAATACAGCCTCTACTTTGCCAGTCTCTTCATCGAGAGCTTTAAATTCAAAATTCTTTGATTCCTTATTCAATTTATACCTCTAAATCTCTTTCTCTAAATAATATTTTAACATCTATTTTTCTGCATTTTTTTCATCTAACAATAATTGAGCTTTTTTCTTACGAGCATCAACTTTTTTCTTTTGTTCGTTTACAAGCTTCTTCATTGCTGGAACGCCTATATTGAGAACGCCACCCCACTTCATAGCAGCAATAGCACCATTTAATCTATTATCGCCTTTATGACGATTCATAAATCTTTCTCTTCTCTTTACCCAAGAAAGAACTGCTGGACTTCTGTCTCCAGATTTATATGCAGACCATCTGTTGAATGCATCATTTCCAGTGAAAGAAGTAGGTGGATTACCACCAGTACCAGCTCTTCTCCAAATTGTTGGATAGTTTTCTTTCAAGTCTTTAACGTATTTAAAATCTGGAAATTGTTTATATTGAGAATTGCTTAAAGAAATCTTTTGATTATCTCCACTTCTAGGAAAGTTTGTAATATCATCTGCTGCTTTTTCTGTAGATTCATTTTTAATTCTATCTGCATAAAGTAAAGCCTCAGCTTCTTCTGTTGATACTTTTAGTTCGTCAACAACATCTGATTCTTTCTCCATATTTCTTAAATAAGCTTCAGCTTCAGCTTCAGTTTTAAAACATTTAATTATTTCGTTATCTTCATGACCAATTACACACCAAGCACCATTTGGCATTTGTGCGACATACTTTTCTTCATGTCTTGGTTCATCAGTCATTGAAATAACAGATTGTCTTTCAGATTCAACTGGAAAATCTACAGTAGAAAGAGTTGCTTTTAATCCTAATTCTTGCATATCAATTCCAGCAGCAGCTATGTCAGCTTCTTGTTGTTGAGTAATTTGATATGGTTTATTACCATCTTCTTGAGGTACAGCAACCATGTTAAGTGGTCTTAAGTAAACTTCGTGTGTTTCATCTACTTCTAATCCAGCAGCTTTTCTAGCTTCAGCTATAGTTACCCAACCACCAGCAACACCCATGTTCATTCTCTTATAAGTTTCGTTTTTATCTTGTGATAAAGCTCTTACTTGGTCCAAATCATAAGCACAATAGGTATTGGTATCGTTTGTAAAATCAGCTAAAAGTAATTGATGTGTTAATTCATTAGCAACTGTTTTCCATAATGGAATAAGCTTTTGCTCAGTAAAGAACTCTCTTAATTCTTTTGTATTGTTGTAAGTTGCCGCATCCAATCCAGCTCCGAGTCCAGCGAGAATTGCTGGGACACCTAAAACTGCAGATACTCTTTCCTCTGGAAGTCTTCTTAATTCTTTTAGGTCCATTTGGTCTGGAGAAAAAGAAACTGTTTTAACATCCATTGCACCAGTAAGAACCATTGGAGCACCTCTATTGGAACCACCAAATTTAGATTTATACATTTTTGCAATAGCTTCTGCTTCTTCTCTTGAAGGACCACCAGCTTGGTCATCTTTTGGACTTAAGATAACGCCCGGCACTGCCATATTATGCAAAAGAGCAGTTGCATACTGTCCAGCAGCTTCATCTCCAAGTAATTCACGGAGTACAGATTTGAGTGGGGCAAATCCTCTTCTGTGATTATTTGGGTCTATTCCTTGTCGTATGTGAACTAAATCGTCTTTCTTTAAGACAACAAACTCTCCCATGTGTTTAGAAGAACCAAAATATTCATAATGAGTAATCAACTCATCTTCAGTTCCTCTTGGATTTACTCTATCTGGCATCATTGGGATTAGTTGGATAACTCTTCCAGATTTATTTCGGACTTTTAATAAATAAGCATCTCCAGATGCATTTATTGCTGTAACTATGTAGTGAGAAAGTAAAGAACCAGAGGTAAATGGATTAGGTCTTTGCATAAGTTTTTCAACTGGATGCTCACTAATAAAATTAATATCTTCTTTTGATTTTTGAAATATTCTTAATTGAGGTTCAGCAAATGAGGTTGCAAGTACATTCAAACATGCGACTACAGCTGAATTACCAGTTCCTTCTCCTAAATCGTCAATTAACTGACTTGGGAATGAACCAGATGTTGTATTGTATCCGAATACAGCAGAATCCAATGCAGAGTTAACACTCTGATTGTAATTTAAACCTTTAAGTTGTCTTTCTGGTGGAGCTTGTAAATATTCCACCGCTCTTCTATAAAAACTCTTCTTTTCAGCCATTAATAAGCTTCCCACTTCCTTTGTCTACGTTCTTGCACGACTGCATACGACAAGCAGTCGACAACATCGTCGTGAGCGCCAACGGGAAACGTAAGAAGCTCACGCTCTACATTAGCAACCCAAGAGTACTCTTCATTCTTAGGAAGATAAACTAATCCTGCTTCCATCTTAGCAGATAAAGGCATGGCTCTTTGGCGTTTGTCTTTATCTGCCTTCAATTCTAGAACTGGAAGTCCTTCTCTTCTTGCAAACTGTACCAATGCTAGCTGAAATCCGTTTTTTTCTATACCAACAAACTCAAGATTATGTTTTAAAAGTTGTCCTTTGATTCTAGGAATAATATCTGGAGCTTCCATTCTTTCAATAATCATATCTAAAACAAATAGTTTTTTTGATTCTTGGTCTAATCCAAAACTACCAATAACTGTATAGTCAGCAGATTCTCTAGTTGAAGTAGCTAAGTCAACTGTTGCAAACTTAACTAAATTATTTAAGTCGTATGTTTTACCTTCTGCAAATACTTGACCAACACCCATGTGATAGTATCTAAACCAATCTTGTTTGAACATCTGAGAACCCTCAGATATAAATTCAGCCATGTACTCTTGTGCATAAACTAATGAACCGATTTCTTCTTTAGCTGATAAAACTTCTGATTCTTCTACAAGTGGATTAGCTGTTGATGGAAATTGAAATCTTTCCCAATCTTCTCCAGTTACTGCATGTTCCCATAAACGATAAAACCAATTGTCCATTCCTTTTGGAGTTGAGATGAATAATGCAGAACCTTTTCTTTCAGTTAAGGTAGGTCTAAGAACTTCAGTCCATGTTTCTTCTTTAACGAATGCAGCCTCATCCATTACTAAGAAATCGAGACCTTCTCCTCTAAGTCTCTGTGGATTATCAGCAGAACGAACACCAATAAAACCGCCATTACCAAAGTCAACTTGCATATCGCCTACTTTGATATTTACTCCCATTTCAGAAGGGAATGATGCGGCAGCAGCTTGAATATCTCTCCAACCTACTCTTGAAATTGCGAATGTAGGAGCTACCCACCATGCACGACCACCAGCTAAGGCAACTTCCATGCACATTTGTACACCTAATCTAGATTTACCAAAACGACGACCAGCACATAAAATTTTCCAACGAGCTTTTGAATCATGAACTTGTTTTTGTGCATCATGAAGAGGTGGGAATGTAATATCGTATACCCTACTCTTAATCTCTGATACTGATTCTAAAATATCTTTAGGTGCCATCAGAATAAGTATAAACAAAAAAAACCCCCTAATTACTAGGGGGACAAAAAAAGCCTACAACCTCGCTTGTTTTTGCTACTTTAAGTTTAGCAGAAGAATTATTCCTCTTCTGCTTGTGCTAAAGCAAGACCTAAATCTTTAAGATAAGCTTTTTCTGATTCAGAAAAGCCATCTTCAAGAGCTTTATGCCAAATTTCGCTGTATAACGAAGTTTGACTACGGTAATAATTTTTAGAAAAGTTGTAAAGTTTGCTTTGAAACTTGCGTTTAAGTCCAACAACAAAACCTTTACTGTGATTATCTAAAAAGAATAGCTGGAAGAAAAATTTCCCCCACCTAATTGGTGTGCTATGGTCGTTAATATCGACCCTAGACCAGTTTTTGTGAGAACGAAATTGTTCTATTAAGTAAAATTTAGCTTGTTTCCAGCCTAGCTTATACCAACTATGAAAAAATATAGTTAAGTAAGATAACCAAGTACGCTGTTCCCAGCTTGGATGACCGAACCAAAAGCCCGGCTCATAACCTGCGTGGCTATGACCCCAGTACATACCAAGTACTTCTGGATTACTTAACCAGTTAGCAAATTTATGAGCGTGCTTGTGACACAATCTAAATGTATTAATATCTTCGCCAAGAGAATCAGTGAAGTCGCCGTAGCCACCAGAAACTTGAAGGTCTAAACCACCCTCGTTATTAGCTTGCATAGTTCTACTGCATTTTGCACATTGAAAATACAATTTTTTTTGCATTTCTGTAAAATCAGACATAATGTCCTCCTATATTGCTTATACTCTTCATCTGATAGGCACCTTGTAACACACAAGAAAAACTATGTTAGGTCCAACACATTTAACCACCATAATTTTTTAATATGAATAAAACTTATGCGCTACAAGCTACCTATCGGTAGCTTATGATATACGTTATATACACGTAGAACAACTAAACTCATTTAATGACTTACTTGGGTCGAGACCGAAATCTTTTTTATCAATTGCTCCCAATGCAACCTACAATTTTAAGCTGCCACGCCCCTAGCATTTTGATTTAGACAAAGGACACATTCGCAACGTAAAGTCAGTGCTTAACCACCTACCTTCCCCACCGATGACACACCGAAATGGTTCTTATACTGTTTTGCGAAATAGCCACCGATTTTGCCCTTAT